GTTTCGGTCTGGATGTTATAGACAACCTCCTCGCCGCAGTCCTCGATCGCCACCAGTTTGTCGCGAGGCGTGCCTTTGCCGAAGTTCCGCGTACCCATCCGCAACATGGCATCGACCAGCCGCTCACGCTTCTCAGTCAGTCCTGTGACATGCAGGAACCGCATAAAGCTTTGCCGGCCACCAACTAGGTAAAACTGTTTAACCGTTGGTTTCGACGGCGGAATGTGTACGTTGTACTCAATGCCACAAAGCCCCAAGGCATCCGCAATACGCTGACAAATGCCTGGGTTAACACTCATCGACTGATGCAAATTCGGCGTGCCATTGCTAACTGATCCTTCGCCGTCAAACATCCCGGCAAGATAGCCACCATACGTCGGATGAAACGAGGCAAAGACTTTCGCTGGATCATATACGCTGCACGCCGCCTGCAGGCCCGCCGAGTGACCGAGACCCAACGGCGAATAGCCGCGCTCTACTCGACCAGACCAGAACTTGTGATCCCGAGTGCCGACTACCTCGCGCTCACTCGCGAAGCGGAAACGAACCACGGGCATAGTGCGGCGACTGACCGCGACTACCTGAGTCCTGACCAAACGAGTCTTGCGCTTGCCAGAGCCAATCTCGTAACCGATCACTTCGTCACCAGCGAACACATTGGCGAGCGGGCGCTGCGAGAAGTCGCCCATCAGCACCGGAGTGTCACCCACGAAGCACGAGAACGTGTACGGCCCCAAGTCTTTGCGCTTCTCGCGCAGCACGTCGTGGGTCCAGATGGCGGGGTTGCCATCGAGGGTGCCGTCATCGGTCGCCAGGCGCATGCGCAGCGTTGCAGTGCCACGGTCGAGGATCGTCTTGTAGCTGTCCGCTGCGTGATACCTGGTGCCGATAAACCGTCGCCTGCCGCCCTCGGAGCCGAGGTTATAGGACAACTCGAGCGCTTCGGTTGTCTTCGCCATCATGTCGGGCGAGGTAACTGACGACTGGGTGACGACGTCGTCGTAGACCATGAGCGTGTAGTGCTTGCCGGTCGGCTGACCGTCCACCAGGCCATGGGCTTCGATCGTGCTTTCCTTCGGGTTACCGTGGCGGATGACCACGAGACCATCGTCCTCGGACCATTTCGGGGCTTGTTTAGAAGGATCACCCCAAACGATATGCGGGAATAAGCCGCGCAACGCATTATTCGTTTCGAACTCACGCTTGATCTGACGCAAGAAACCTTTAGCGATCGGGCGCGTGTGGGAGAAGATACCCACAGTGATCTCAGGATCATTGAGCACATTCTGGATCGTGAGGGCGAACGTGATGATCGAGGACTTGTAGTGGCCACGGGACCAGAGGTCAAGATGGTCGTCAGGTTCATTCTGGACTTCCCGGCAGCGATCCAGAATCCACTGGTTCTCCGCATCCGGCCGGTTCAGCGCATATCTCAGCAGGTAGTACAGATCGTTCAGGCAGAGGTATCTGACGGCCTGTGCCTGATCTGCCGAGGACAGCGCCTGCAATGAAAGATGCAGCGTCGAATACTGCGCCAGGGTTGTCGGCAGTGCGTTCACCGAGTGAGGGCTGCTTTCCGATGAGGTGGCCGACCTCTGCTACGAGGCGTAGATAGTCGTGCGGGTTCGCCTTCGCCAGATCCCGAAATGACTTCTTTCCCCACTTTTGCCAGTCCTCCAGAGCGTCGGTCAGGAAGGCAGTCTCGATCAGCCTGCGCGTTCCCGGTGGGTTGCCCTTTGGGTTGCCCGACTGTCCCGGCTTCCACGGTGGGCGGAGGTTGTCGGTGCTTTTGCGGTGCGGCTGCACCGACTCCTTTTTCGCCGCGCTCACGTTCCAACTGCTCCTGCTGGGTAGTTATCCACAGGACCATGTCTGTCGGTAAGTGTTTGAATGTAAACATTCATTTTCTATCCCGGGAGGTGGATGCGTGGCATCGGGGTCCAGCCGAAGAGCAGGCCGAGCAGCATGATGACGATGAACAGGCCGAGGAGGACGGTCGCGACAACCTTGAATGGTTCGGGGAGCGGGACTTGTCCGAGTAACCAGTACAGTAAATATGCGACGAGGCCCAACACGATAACGGTGACAATCAGCGAGAGCAAGCCAGCCATTACGCGCCTCCATCAAGGTCAAGTTGCCGTTGGCGCCCGACGCGGACATCACACGCCCACGCCATGCTGTGCCACTGCTGCCGCCAGTGCGCTAGGCCATTCTTCTGGTTGTGCTCCGTTGATTTAGGAACGCCAGCATGGGCCTTGGACATTTTCGCTCTGGCCTCTGGAGTAGCCTTGAGGTTCTGTGCAAGTTTCATGTCTGAAATTTTGCGCTTATGCTCGGCAGACAATGGCACTCCACGGCGCCGCGAGGCGACCAACTTGGCCAGCGCTTCTGCAGACAAGGGCCGACCCTTGCGTCGCGCCGACATCTTGGCTCTCGTTTCGGCAGAAGCGACCCGACCTTTCGCGGCAGCGCTTATCTTGGCCCTGATCTCCGGCGTCATCACCGGGATCAGATCACCACCCGGCGACGCGTTATAGCCGCCTTTGAATGTGTCATAGACCTCGACAGCGCGCTTCTCGATCTCCAGCAGGTAGTCGCCGTTAGCGATTGCAAGCACCGTCACAGTCGGCTCGCCATGCTTGCGCCATGCGCGATGGACGGGTAGCTGAACACCACCAGCGGCATCGCAACGATGCTGGCTGATTCGGGATGACAGCTTGCCATGCGTCATCCCGACATACGACTTGCCGGAAGCGAAATCGAGCTTGTAGAGATAGCCCACTACTCGCCTCTCGGTTCCACGTGGACCGCTAGCGCCCATTCCCGCAGACGCTGCTTGGACGCCCACCACCTCTCGTAGAACGTTTCTGCTGGGGGTTCTGGTTCGGGCTTGTTGGCTGCTTCCCACTCCTGCCGGGTCGTAACGTCGTGGACGCGCATCCAGGTGTCCATTAATGCTCCGGGTGGTGCAGCAGGAGGGTGGGCTCTTGCGGATCGCGCTCGGGCTGGCACCAGCACTCGAGGTCCAGCTTGTGCTCGCGGCCGAAGAGGGGATAGACGTGGACTTCGCCGGGCATGATGGTGACGACCTGGTCCGGATCAGCTTGCATGGCTGGAGCGTTGAGAACGTTTGTTCTCGCGGTTATAAACCCGATGCGCTGCGAAAGTCCAAAACAATCTGAACAATTTGCAACACCTGTAAATATTTCTTTACATATCTCTTGACATACACCTAACGTGCATCTAATATACATACATCAACAACGCACATCGAAGGGAAACGAAATGAACGTCCAAGTAAACGAAGCAGGCAAAACCAAGCACGGCTCCATCAGCTTCGATGCAACCTGCGGCAAGGTTTCCGCTTATGTGCACATCACTGAATATGACTTCAACGTGTGCTGCCGCAACGCCAGCCACAAAGCATGGCGCGGGTACGGCAAGATTTTTCGCACCGCAGCCGATGCCCTCGCGAACTACAAAAGCGGCGAAATGCAAGCCATCATCGCCGCCGCCATCGCCTACCAAGCCTGTCTGACCGCAGCCGCCTAAGAACCCAGAGGTCAGGCCCGCGCCTGACTCCTGCGCTCTGCGCGATAAACGGAGAAACGAATGCCCACCTTTGAATTGCTGTTTGCCATGTCTGGCCGTTCCTACCCGCACTGGAAATGGCCGGACTACAAGTCCGAGCATGCGACTCTGGAATCCGCTCAGGCCGCTGCGCGCAAGGTCTATGCATCGATGGACCGCGCCGGCATCAACCGCGCCATGCATCCGGCCCAAATCCTCGCCGACGATGGCAGGCAGTACACAGCATGATGCATAGAACGAACATTTTCCTGACCGCGCCGCAGCTCGAAGCCCTGCGCCGCCTGTCCGACTCCACCGGCCTGTCCGTCGCCGAACTCATCCGCCGCGCTATCGACACCTACATGGCCGACGTCACCCCGATCGCCGGCAAGCATTAATTCGTTCCAAATCGTCTGATTTTCCGGCCGGTAATGGATTCATACGTCCACCCTGCCGATCGTGCCTTGGCGGTGCCTTCTCGCAAGCCGCAGGGCCTATTCATAGTCCTCTGCCCGCCAGCATTTCGGGTCCAGCACCAGGTATTCGGCCCGGACCACCACCAGCGGCAGGGTCCGCTTGCCGGGGAGGTGGACCAGGATGCCCTCGGCGGCGATGGTGTAGGTGCAGCGCATGCCGTCCACGACCAGCAGCTCCTCGACCGTCCACGGCTTGGACTTGCGGGCACCGCCGGACCACTTGACCGGAGTCGGGCGGACAACGGTGAGCCGGCTATTCACCGCCGTATCCTTTGCGCTCACCGCGCAGGTTCGCCTGTTCGGTACGCCAGATCTCGCTGCCGATCTCCGCTATGCGAAGTAACCACCGCGAGCGCTCGGAGACCTCCACCGCCGCCTTCAGTCCCTCGAGCAGCGCCAGGTAGTCGGGATGAGCCAGCGCATCGCGCTCCTGCGCCGCCGCGGTCTTGACCCCGGCCCGCTCGGCCTCCTTCATCAGAATCGCGATCTTCGACTTCTTGAAGTCCTCGAGATAGACCGTATTGGCCCGCGCCTTGGCGTAGTCGTCGGCGAGCTGCCGCAGCTCGGCCATTCGCCGCTCAATCGCCTCGCTCACTTGCGC